CTATATTTAAAGGCCTCAGCGGCTTCAGCGTTTTCAAGTCCCATTACTTTAGTTAATTCTAAAGTAGTTTCTAATTGTTCATTAGTAAATCCTGCTGTTACTCCAGTTTCTGCTGCTAAAGCAGTCATAGCTTCTTGTAAAGCTTTAGTAGTAACATATGATTTATCACTGTTAACTGCTATAGAAGTAAAATTATCTCTTAAATTTCGTGCTTGTTCAGCTGAAATGCCTAATGATCTACCTAAATCAGCGGTTTCTTGGTTGGCTTTAAATAAAGAACCTAAGAAAAATGCGGGACCAAATGATTTTGATAATTCATTTCCTGCTGCTATAGCTATATCAAAGAAATTACCACCTTCTAAAGCAACCTCACGCATAGCTTGGGCTGCATCTTTAAAAGGTTTAGCAATTAAAGGTCCTATTCCGGGGATTGTTTTAAGAACTTCTTCTAGAGTATCAAAAAAACTAGTAAGATTATTTAGTTCTTTAGCTGCGTTTACTATATTTCCATATTCTGAAGATAATTCATCTGCAGCATCTATTGAAGAATATAATCCTTGTAAAGCTTTATCTATATTTTCTCTTTCTTGCTCACTAGCAGATACTCTAGCTTTTTCTAGAAATGATATAGTTTGTTCTGTTTGTCTTTTTTTTCGAGCAACCTCAGCAGCTACTTTAGCATAGTCATTAGCTTTTTTCTTATCTTTAAGATCGTCTTTAGTAATACCTCTAAGTTTAGAAGTAGATTTAGCTAAATCACTAGCATCTTTAGCTGCGGTTCTGATAGTAGAAGCAAAATCTACTGAACCACGGGCTATACCTCCTAGTTCGGCTGCTATATCATTAAAAGTAGATTCTAACCTAACGGCCGCTTCTTCTAATCTAGCAATGCTTTCATCTAAACCTTTTATGTCGTCTTTTAAAGCCATATGAGTATGTTATGGTAATAAATATTACTTATATGAAACTTTTTTAGGACTTGAAGGATTAGGTATATTTAGTTTTCCGTCTTTATTTAAAAGGTTAGTAGTTTTACCTTTACCTTTTTTATTTTGCGATTCCTTAATTTGTTTAGCTTCCTCTTCATAAAATTCTTTTATATTTCTGAAGGTGAATTGTCTAAGCCAAATAGGCATATGGTATACAGTTTCCCAATCATATCCCCCTTTACCATGAAAAATTATTTCATGGATTTGTTTAAATAAATTTATTCTAAAAACGGGAACGTCCTCAGTCTTGAGGCCAAAAAAAGTTGATAGTAATCGGGATGGCTCTTCTGGTCTCACTTCGAGGGGGAAAAAAAGACAAATCTATGTCTGGTTGAATTTCTAGGATATGGCTTCGAAGCGCTTTAGCATCCCTAGCTAGTAGATAATTATCTACAAATTCTCGAATAACTTTTTTATCTCGTTCCCCATCAACTGAAGTGATAATATATTTTAATCGAGTAGATAATTCAGGGGTACTATCTTTGTGAATTTTTTTAAGGCTTTCTAGTTCCTGACTAATCTTAGATTCGTCACCATGAGTCAAAATTTTGAATGTAATAGGAGTTCCTGAGAATGGAAGGGTGTATTCAAATTCATTAACTCTAGAAGTAAATAAAGATTCATCAATAGGTTTAGCATCTACTTGAGATAAATCAACTGTAACTTCTTCACCACCCCAGCTGAATTTGTAGTCTTTACCGTAACCCAAAACGCGAGCTGCGATCATAATAGCATTTTTATCACCAATAATTAAATCATCGTAATTAATTTTAGATGTTATTAGTGATTGTAGTAATTTATCTACTACAATACCTTTTTGAATATAAGATTGGTTAGAAAGAATATCTTCTTCCTTAGCGGTCATGTATTTAATTTCTACTTGCCCTGAAGATAGGGGATTTGATTCAGGGTAAATTAAACCTTTTGAAGGTAATTCTACAATTTCGGTAGGTAGTGTAAAACTCATATAATTTTATTAAAACTGTTATGTTTATAAATACTATAAAGGGAGGTTCTTTAACGGGTTAATTAATAAGATTTACCTTGTATACGGCTAAGATCAAAATCTTTGTATACTTTAGTTTCTAGTTTATCAGTTCTACTGTCTATATAACGGTAGAGTTTTTCTAACTCGTCTCTTAGATTTTTATCTAATTCAGTTGAGTAATTAATACATCTAGTTTCAAGAGCATTATTGTCACGTATAATTACTTCATCAATATTTTGAAGAATATTGATTTGTTTTTGGAGATTTTTGATTTCCATATAATTCATAAACGTAACCACAACCATTACTAGAATAATGACAGCAGCTACACCTAAAATAAATGATGTTGTTTCCATAGTTTGTTTAGTATTTAGATGTCAAAGAACCTATCCCTTATAGATTGAGTTATAAGATAAAAAAAAGCTTGCCGAAGGGCAAGCTTAATTTAAATTTATTTGAATTTCTATTAGAAGTTCAAGATACAGTAGTCTGGTTGAACAGTCATTGAGATTTCAACTGCTTCGTCAACAGTGTCCCAACTGTAATCACCGAATGTTACATCAGTAATTAAAGCACCTTTGATAATCCATTGAGATACAATATCACCTACAGGACCTAATACATTAAACGTTAAATCTTTTTTATAAAAGTCTGAGTAACCATCACGACCTGTTACAGATTCGTGGTGTAAACGAACCCATTCCATTACAGCTTGAGCACCTGAAGGAGTAATTGGATCAAATAATGTAAATTCAATTGGTCCCCAAGTAGTTTTACCTTTTACAAAGCGTTGGATATTAATGTGATTTAATTCAGTTGTACCTTGAGTTAAATTAATAGCTCCAATCCCCTTTACAATGTAAGCTGGGAAGCCATCCATCTCCATAATGAATCTGTTAGGCTGCTTTGGTTCAAAAGCTGTAAAAAATATTTCGTTGGATGATAATACGGCCATTTTATTTATTTATTTTATTATAAATATTCGTAATTAAAAATTTTACGCTGGGAAAGTAGCTCCAGTTGGTAAGATATTGAAGTCTAGGTAAATGAATTCAGCAGTCTTAGTTGGCTGTAAGTAAATTTGACCTACTAACTGGTTTCTATCGATTACGTCGGGAGTGTTGTTGGAATCATCCATTACAACTCTAAACGCATACAAACCTTGACGTTGTTGAACTGATTCTAGATATGGGTTAACTTGGTTTAAGAAGTTAGTTCTTGTAGCAAGAGTATTTTGTTCAAATACTAAGTTATTTGCTACTTGAGAAATGTACGACTTAAGGGCAATTAACAATCTACGAACATTTACACGATCAAGTGCAGATGCTTTTTTCTGTAATGTTTTCTGACCATATACTACAACACCTTGACCAGGGAATGTAGCAATTGGGTTTACATTTCCAGAATATAAATCATTACGATTACCTTGTGAAAGTTTTCTTTCTGCTCTTATTACGGTACTTAAACCACCTCTATTAATACCCGCCGGAGCAAACCATGGTTCAGAAATACTGTCGTTAAACGCATATACTGCCGGAATCATAGTAGAAGCTGGTACCCATACGAATTGACCAGTGCCTGGATCGATAGTTTGAAGCCAAGGCCAATAAGTAGCAGCGTATGAACTGTTTATAGAAGAAGCTGCTGTAATAGCTTGTTGTACTGTTGCATTGTAAGCTTCTGTGTCTACAACTGCAATAGCATCACCTCTGCTTTGAATATTATTAACTAAAGTAGTTAATTGAGTAGTATTATCGGTTAAATTTAAACCAGGAACTGTAATTACATTATATTTGTAATCATCTTGATTACCCATTAACGCGATCATATCATTATAATCTGCGGCGTTAATACCTTGAATATTAGTTGAGCTAGAAATATTATTGTAGAATGCAGCGGCACCACCATAAAATAATTGACCAGTAGCTCCTGTAAAAGTTCCACTAGCAGCTGTTGGAATTGAACTTGTAAATGCAGATTTAGCAGTACCGTTATTATCAAAATAGTTTGGTGTAGGTTGTTGAACAGCACTTACATAAACATATCTTGAATTGTTAGGGTAATTACCAATTACTTCAACATAATTTTCTGTAGAATTATATTGTTGGTAGCTATCACCAATTACTCGAGCAATAAAGTTTTCTTGAGTTGGGTCAAGTGATAAGTTAGTCCAAGTTTCAAGTACAATTGGCTCTGTAGTTGTATCATTGCCTTGTCTAATTAATAAGCTAAACTGGCCTGAGCCCGTATCTACGTTAGTAATTTGCCATCTTACGTTATCAGATGAACCACTTGAAAGGATTCCGTTTGTGCCTACTGAACCTGAATTGTTCATAAGAGCACCTTGAGAAATAGTTTTTAAGGTAAATGAACCTGTAGTATTACTACCACTAATAGCACCACCTGTAACTGTAGCAGAAGTAAATGAGCCCGAAGCTACTCTAGATACTAATAGGGTTTCACCACCTTGTTGAAAGTAATTATAAGCAGCAATTTGAGTTAAGTAGCTGTATTCAGCACCTCCACTTAAAAAAGTTCCACCAAATTTATTTAAGTAATCTGAATAAGTAGTAACAACAGTAGGAATTTCTACAGGACCTTTTACTGTTGG